CGGCGTTATAATTAGCGGACGAAGGTCATCTAAAATAAAATTAGTAATTACAGTTGTTGCTGGTGAGTTATTTAATCTAATCCGCGCAATAGGGATTTGACCAACTGCCAACGATGGATCTGATGGTGAGATATCCTCAACGCCAGTTACAACCGATATTTCAGCTACTACATTATCTATTACAATAATGTCATTCCGGGGAGCGCTAACAGGTGCTATTATTGTGTCCGTTATTTGCTGACTATCGCCGAAAATATCGTTTCCAGACATTAAATTACCCGGATCAATTACTACTGTCATACTGGGAGTTGACGTAGCATATGCCGCAAACGCACCCGCTATTTGATTATGCACTGCAAAATTAGCATCGATTTTTCCTTTATACGTAGAGGGATCATCAACAGTATTATCCGGCTGACTCGGGGTAGTGACCATTATTTTAAACTCCTGTTGCTTTAACAACGCTGGCGGTACCGCCTACGTCGTTGCGTGTTGATTTGTCCAGCGCCAGCAACGTAAATTGAGCATACGGCGGGCCTGAAAATTCGGTGGCGACTAACTCTATTTCTGAGTCGGTGTGATCCTGAGCGTCTATAAAAGGTTTGCGATGAAAAGGGGTGGCGAACGTAACAACTAGCCCACCGATCGGGACTGTGAGATCGTCCCAGCGCTCGGTACGTTCAGATAGATCAACAGTCTGCTCAAATAGTTCAATGACCGGGATTGCGACGCCTGGCGCAAACTCCCACAGCAGACGGTATTTAAAATAACGTGCGGTACGTTCGCCGATTGTCCAGTCTGTCCACGTGCCGGTGTAGCCGCTGCCATCGTCAAAATCCAGCTGAATTCTAATGCTGATGTTGCCGGTTTCGCCAGGGCCGGCACGCAGTTGTGATTTGGCCCAGGTGCGCACGGTATTGAGCAATCCGATATCGACGGGCAGTGATTCATACGTTGCCTGATTAACAGGGGAGGGCACGTATTGATCAAACGCTTCCCACTCATAGCTAGACGTTGGGTTTTGGTCTTGTACCACTAGCACGCCCGTGTGGTGTTTGATAAAACCGGTAAGCACGCCGAACCATTCTGGTGCGGATTGCTGCGTGTCGATTACATCGAGCGCGTTTACCATCTCAATATTAGCGGTGGCGGCGTCGATTGAATAAATCGGCTCCGGGTTGTCGTCATACGCTTTAATCAACAGCGTCCAGCTGCCCGGCGGTATGCCTGCCTCTGATATGCCGGATCCGGGAGCGACACGTTTCACCAACGTCGCTGAATCCCAGTCTGTAACGTTGAGTGGTTGGCGGCGAATCTCATAGCCGGCGACATCGATGTTGGGTACTTCGTCCCAGTCCATTATCGCAACTGCACCGTTTTGTCCAACGATGAAATTCCGCACGTTACTGATCGGATCATCATTACCAACAATCGTATATAAGAGCGCGGCTGCGCTAGTTTCGCCGCGCCGACCTTTGTCGTTTAACGCCGTTATTTCGATCTCGATTATGCCTTCCGGCGGCACCGAAAAAGAGATGGCATGGCCGGTGGTGAAGTTTAGCAATTGCCATGCCTCATCCGGCATGCGCCAACGCACCCAGGAGCCACCATAGTTGCCAGTTACCTCCCATTTTAACGTTAACGTGACCGCGTACCCTTTACCCACACGGGTTAGAGTGTCGCTCGCTTCAGGATTTGAAATCGTTGGGTAATATAGCGAGTAATTACCGGGTGTGACGTAACCATAACCATCGTCCTCTGCAGCATAATAAAGCGGGTCTTCATCCGTGGCGGTAATGCGGACTCTGTTTTCATTAATCGGTGTAATGTCCAGAATTTTAAGTAGTTTTCCCGGTGTTGTCGCTGGCTCAAAACACCAAATTACGTCCTGAAAAGGAGCAGCTGGCACAGTATTAAGCGGAGTGACAAATGTGAGCAAATTACTCTCCCCTAGTTGATAATTAACAGAGTAAATATTGTAGTCGCCATTGACTTCCCTTAGCCCGATGTAGTGATCCTCTGCCGGGGTAAAGGGCACGTCTCGATCTAATGTTATCTCTGTTGCTGTAATGTTTATAGCGCGGCCTGAGTATCCCCACTGAGTGAGATCGTGCGAGAGGGTGATCACATCGCCACGCTGCACTACCATGCCCTCTAAATCACTCTCCCACGTGACACGGCGGCGGCGGAATTGTTGAGCGGCGGCAATTAGATTGGCTTCTTTGCCTGCCTGCTCCTCATTAGTGATGCCCCATAACTGCATGTTGAGTGGATTAACGGGATTGGCGACACCCGGCACCGTAGCGCGGACAGTATCGGGCAGCCAGTCCAGCGCCGGGTTTATAAATTCAACGACGATTTCGTCCGCTAGTTGTTGCGTTATGTATTCGATTCGAAAAGTGTCTTTGATTATATTGCTCATACCAAAGGGCATGATTGACGGCTGTGAATCGGCATCCCAAACAACACCCAGCAGGCCGCTGCCCCAGCTTGTTGAGGCGCGGCCGCAACGGGCGATGGTGGCGAGCACTTCATGTGTTGTCATCCTGCGATCTAACACTAGATTGCATTGCAGGCCTTTTAGATCACACCACGCGCCCCACGCTTGTATAGCCGCGATATCTATCTCTGCATCGGGTTTACCTGCACCGTAAAGACGGCGGCCGTCGGAATCGAATTTGCCATTAGCAAACCAGCGGTATAGCCACGCGGGGTTGCTAGTTGCCTGCAGCACCCACGCGCTGCCGTTCCATGCCTCGTAATTACCAGTGGCAATGGCGTTAAAGGCGTCGATACGGCCAGACATGGAGCCGCTGGCGCGGATACGGATAGCGACGCGTTGCTGGCCGATGTAATCGCTATCATCCGTTTGAAAAGAACGTAGTTGGCTCCACGTGATATTGGAGGTAAAGCGACTGGTGGGATCTGCAGGTGTGATGCGCCGCACCCTGACTTCGTATTGTCCTGATGCAACATCGAGGTTATACGTTCGCCGGACCGGCTCACGATTTGAATTTATTATTGTGACGCGACCGCCCACAACAAAATCAATCCACGGACTGGAACCAACCGCACGATATTGCAGCTCAAACGATGCTGCGTGTTGCTCCAGACCACCGTTACCGGCAAAAAACAGATAACCGACCAGATCCACTGCTAAAAGCACCGCATCGGGGCTGGAGGTTCGCGCGGTCCAGGTGGTGGTGTTGTCTAACGCCAGTAGAATATTGCCCAGGCGAAAACTGGCATCACCGGCTGACGTGAAGGCTAGGCCGAACTCAAATGTTTTATTGCCAGCAGTAACGCCAGAGATTAAAACAGTGTAATGGCCGACACCAGTAACCTGTCCGCTGATGCCATCTAGCGAATAGTTAACAACAATAGGCGGCGTTTGCACAATAGCTGTGTGATCTATTTTAAAAGAGAGCCAGTAATCACCGGCAGAATCGAGATTGATTTCCTGGACCAATGACCCCGGCACATCGTAAACACGCCCGCCTGTTTCTATTTTATTTTTGAAAATCAGCGGGAAAAACCAGCCATCGCCGATCCACCAGTTATATGGTCTGTTATCAAAATCGCCGTCTTGAATTAACGATGGCTGGCCATCAACCTGTACACCAACAGCCAGCGTATCGACGTTGCCGGGGAACCAGTTAAGCGCACCATCTGGGCCGCTCTCTAACAAATCTATTGTTTGATTAAAATCCGAGAAACTTGCAAGTGGGGTATTGCCTATCCTGTAGTCTGACAACGTAATGTTAGACAGACCAAAATTTAGACTCATAAACAGATATTGATCATCCCCCTGAAACTCGGTGTATTGCTGTGCATCGATGTCTGGGAAAAGGCGATGAGCGCCTATGATTAAAGGCAAAGGCTCAAAGCGGCGGGCACGGTTAGTGCCACCGCTTAATGAATACGTAGGACTGACTGGCGCATCGCCCTGCTGCAGTGAGCGTAGCTGCCCGGATGGGGGAGGGAGTAACGCATTAACGGCTAACATGCCGCCGACCGATATGAGCGCTGTACCTAAAATTTTCGAGCCGCCGAGGGCAGCGCCAACAACTCCCCCGTAATTTTGAGCGGCAATCATTACTGCAATAGTCAAAACTGAGCGCAACGCTTTGTTGTTATCGCCATTGCCACCGTCGTGCATAATGGCGCGGAGCGTCAATTGCATGCCCTCTGTTACTGTCGTTTTAGGCCACTGATCTCGGGGCAGAATTTGCCCATTTACCTGCAACATTAACGGGCGATTGATGTCTATATTTAAACGGATTAAATAAGACTCGATCGTTTCGTTGTTTAAAAAAGGCTCGTTGATTAATGCCCTGCCTGCGGCTGCCAGTAGCGGGTGCGGGCTGTGGACGAGGGTAGGGGTATTCAGAGCCATTTATAAAATGCCTCTACTGTTAGCCCCTGTGCCGGCAGGTCTCGCAGGCGGTGCAATACCACCATGCCAGCACTGCGCATTGCATGCAGCGCCCAGCCTTCATTGTTGATTATTACATAAATCCCAACGTGAGAAAGACGGCCGCGCCCGATCATCAATACCGCATCGCCCTCTCTGGGTGCATCGGTGCGGATGCCGTAATTGTCTTTAATATCTACCAGTTGTTTGCTTTCTGCTCGCAGCCCTGCCATGCGCTCGCAGGGCAGGCGGATATCTCGGCCAAATATTTCGCGCTGAACTTTAATGGCAAACGAGGCACAGTCATTTATATGATCAATGTATTCCTGCCCCACGTATTGACTGCTCCAATGTTGCATCAAAACAGACCGGGGAATCGTTGGGGGGTGTATGTGAGTGCTACAGCGGGTAGATTGAGCACGTCCAGGTACCCAAGGGTGCCGGTGATGACCGTAGCCGCCTGGACGACGTTAAACAGTTCAAGCGTTGATTCCCATTCGACGATATCCGGGGCGCTGCGTAGTACATGCATAAAGCGTGCGGTTGCGCCCTGGCCACCGCCGGAGATATCTAGCCACTGCGTTAATTCACGACCAATGTTATCGATTGATATTTGCGCCCTGGGCAGACCAGTCTCCTGCTCATCCGGCAGGGTAACGCTAAAAGCAAGCGCGGTGTAAACGTTGGCCAGGTGGGTAACATCCTGATTGTCATTCACTACCCGAATTGGCTGCGGCAATGATGAGTGATTGATCTCTAGCAACAGCAACAAAATATCGTTGCTATTAACTGCGTTCATTTCTTTTTTTGCGTTAGTCGAATAACTTTTTGGCATTATTCTAACGTCTCCAATGTCAACGAGACTATCCAGCCGACAGGTGCACCACGAGATTTTACATGGCTTTTTGCCTGATAATCACCACTGATTATCCGCGCCTGTTTTGTTGCGCCGTCGCGTGGATCCGGCCAATCAAACCAATCATTACCGTAGTTAATGGTGGTGCGATACCAGACCAGCCACAGGGCGTATTCAGCGGCGGTGTACTGATATTTAAGCGGCCGGTCAATAGATTGTAGCGACACGCGGCGGCGCTGTTTAGCGGGGCCGCTTTCCATGCTGGTACGCAGGATCACAGACCGTGGCTGTTCTTCCAGGGGGGCCAATAAAACGCCGTAATTTGGCCAGGTCATGCGCCACGCCTCAAATTAAACGTGCTGGCAATCTGGGTGGATATGGGGCCACCGCGATTGAGGTCTGTAGTCATAATGCTAACTACCAGACCATTCGGGTCTATCTCTGCCTGCGCAGATTCTATTTGCTGCGGTGTGCCGCTGTTATCAATTGTGACGCTGATGCTGCCAGAGGTGCCACCAACAGGCGACAGGTTGGCCATTTGTTCTTTTGTAAAAACGCCCTCTCCTTTTTGTAAAATGGCTGGCACTTCGCCATCAACAATGCCGCCGGAGTGATAACGCGGGGCGTTGGTAAACAAGGCTGAATTAACTGAGCGACTAACACCAGATCCACCAGCAATGCCGCCGGTGTGGAGTTCGTATGTTCTAATTTCGGCACTACCGACCGAGGAACTCGCAGAGCTAGACGCACTGCCCGCATTGGGATTAAACACCGAACCAAAGCCAGCGGCGATGGATTGAAATAGAGGATCGAACGCGGCAGTGAGTGCGATGCGTTGAATCTCTCGGATGATGGCATCTGCAAAGCCGCTAAAACTACGCTCGCCGTCTAGTAGACGATCGGCAAAATCACGGCTCCATGAATGGGCTGCTGAAGACAGAGCGCTATAGGCCTGGATGCCTTTTTTCTGCATTGCATCATAATTGTCGTCTGCTTTTTTGATCGCTCGGTTGAGGGTGTCCTGGGCTTCGGCGCTGTCTACTGCACCTAACGCCCCTTCGCGATATAAACGATTTATTTCCCTTTTTTGTGCCGCCAGGTTCTCTTCTGCAGTGCGGGTTTCTTCAGTTATTTTTAACCCAGCGGCCATGTCTGCTTCAAATTGTTTTTGCGCGGCAGCGGCTGCTAGCATCGCATCGATGAGCGCTGCTACTGCCTCGCGCTGAGCATCTGTTGCGTCTGCTGATAATTTTTTTATTGCGGTGAGCTGCTCGGTGGCCTGCTCACTGGCACCTATAAGACTAACCTCAAACGCCAGCGATTCGATAAGCCCATCGTCGGCTTGCTGGTTCTTGGCCTCGTCTGCGGCTGCCTTGAGAGCTGTTTTCTTTGCATCCAGGGCGCGAGCTGATTCAAGAAGTTTTTGCACCAGGGCACCGTCGGTATCGATTAGATCACCGTTGGCGACCGCATAGAGGATTTTGGCTTCGGTGTTTTCGCCGAGTAGGAATAGCTGTTTTTGGAGGTCTTTGTTTAGCTTTTCGGCGGCGGCGTTGGCAGGTTCGTTGCCCGAGAGATCTCCGTTAACCAATAAGCTTTGTTTTTCGATAAGCACAGACAGCTTCTGTTCAAGTGTTTTTAGTGCTGGAAAATCTGGGTTGTTATTTTTAAAGTAGTCAACGGTAGCTGAAAGGTTTTCTATCTGCTGTTGTATTGAAAACAACCTCTCTTTAGGGATGATATTTGTTTCGGTATTACTGATTTTATTTCTTATTTTCTCAATTGATTCGAGATGACGTCTAAGCTGCAATAACCGACTTGATGTTGCACCATCGAAGATGGCAGTATCACCACCGTTTTCCTCTTTTATTTTTGCTATCTTCTTTTCGATTGCTTCAACTATCCCATTAATTTTTTCCAGAGATGCGGTTTCCAGTCCACTAGTACCAAGAATGAAATTGAAAGAGGTCATTGTCTCGGTGAGTCCTTCGAGAACTGTCGTAGTGGCGCTGATCCCGGTTCGAAATGCTGGCTGGAACATTTTACCTAGTTCATTTTGAGCTTCCGCTGAAAGCCTTACAAGAGAACTCATCTGCTTGTTGGCAGTTTCCATTGCGGCGGCATAAGTGCCCTGGAGTTTTTCACCTTCGCGCAGCACCGCATTCATTGCGATCTGCTGTTTTTCTAGTTGCGTGAGTTCATTGGCTGTTTTTCCGGTGGTTTTCGAAAATTTTACGTATTCTTGCTCAAGCGATATTGTAATGCCGATTTGCCGAAGTACTTCAGGTTGCAACGTCACGATGCCATGCAATAGTCGGTCTAGCGCTTCAGACGAGTTGACACTACCAACCACCGCAGCATCCTGCGCGACGCGTGACAACTCGGTGGCTTTGTTGAGGTCTAACTGTAGGCGCGTCATCTGGATAATGGTTTTATTCGCCGCGCCGGTGGTGATGCCGAGAGCCTTCACATCCTCGACTAAACCCTGAACCTCACCTTTCGTTTTACCCGCATTACGCGCGACTGTTTCGAGTACGATGCCGAGGGTTTCATTGCGAGAGGCGAGTAAGGCGGACTCTTTGATGATGCCGCCGAGTTTATAGCTAGCGAAAGCAACTACCACTGTTTTAACCGCGCCCGCCAACGCTAAATAGGACTCTGTGTTTTCCTGATTGGCTTGTGTGGACTTTTTTGTCTGTGCGGACGCCTTACTTACCACGGCGGCGCTCTTCTCGACCTCACCGCCAACGGTACGTAGATCAGCAACGGCTTTTTGGATATCCGCCCTAATCCTAATTAACAGCTCTTTGTCTTTACGTGCACCCATTATTTTTTGAGTTCTTCAACTATTTGATTGATTTTTTTGCTGTTAAATGCGGTAGCGACACCCAAAATAATATCTGCCTGCTGCCGTCGCTCGATTCTTTTTGCCTCGTTAAAAAAAAGGTCTATTTGAGGTCTTGTATAGTTTTTTATAGCTTCGAAAGCGTGGCCATGCTCGATTAAGGTGCTGAAGACTTCGCCCCAGCCGAGCGGTTTTCCCTTCGCCTGGTCGTGCCCGATATGACCAGGCGGCGAACGAAAAAACCCGCATTTACCGCCCAGAATTCCATCAACAACATTAGGCCGTCGTTGTCGCCAAGCTCGGTTACCCACTCGACTGATTGCCCGGTTGACTCTGCCATTAACTGGATGAGCAAGTCCTGGTGGTTGTCAAAGACCTGGCCGATTAGTTCCAGGCTCATTTCCTCATCCTCGACCACTTGATTTAGCAGCTGCTCGATGATAGGTACGAGTGGTACGCGGTATTTGAGGCCTGCAACGAAACCAAGCGCTTTTACCGTGACTTTAATGCCATCGATCAGGACAGCGGACTCGGTATTGATTAGCGTATCGAGGTCGCTGCTACTCATCGGGTGTTTTGGGTGCTGCGGTTGATTTAGCGCGTTTTGCGGCGATGAGTGTGGTGGCCTGTCGGGTGGTTAGTTCTATTTTATCGCCGGGCTGGTGGTCTGTGCTGGCGTGAGTGTGTGGTGCTAGTAGCTCTACCCAGACGCGTTTGATTGTCTCGGTTTTTTCTTCATCTTTATTTTTCATAAAAGGCCTCTGCTATTAGTTGGTTTCTGGTTCCCGGCCTTCGCCGGGATGACGGCGAGGGCAAGCGCTCGATTATTAAAATAGCGTCAAGCTAAACGATTTACTCTTCTACTTTCCACCCAAAAAATTGATCTCCAGCAGTCCGCAACGTATCTAGTTCGACAGTACCGGTAATTGTCGCCTCTGCATTTTCGTTGGTAATCAAATCCATCACGCTAGGGTCTAATCTGATTTTATAAATTTCAACGCGAGTTTGCTTATCATTATCAGCTGAGTTCATGCCAGCAAATACGAGATATTTTTCAAGGTTTGCCGGCGATGAGGAAATATGGCTTTGTGCTGCGTAGGTGTAATCAATTAGCACAGACGTACCATTAGTGATGGTGCCACCAGAAATAAACTCGATCATCCCTGTGTCTGCGTGAACGATGTAATCAGTATCAAGAACATAATTGGGTGTACCGCCTACACCAGTCACCGCTACAGTGCTCACTTTGTTATTAACCAGTAATGTAAATTTATCCAGATAAGCAATATGCGGTTCATCCGTAACAGACGCGCCAACTTTATCTAAAACAGATCCATGGAGCTGCTTTGCCAGATGATCTTTGCGAATAGATCGCATAGAAATCGACAGCGTGTAAGAAGCACGGCTAATAAAACTGGAGCCAACGCCGCTTGAACCCGTTACATTTTCGATCGTTTCCTGACGATCTATATTCGGCGTTAACGTTGCTGCTCCTGTATCACCAATAAATTCCAGGCCTTCAGGATTTCCGCTATCATCTCTGTCTGAAAGGAAAAGTGGCCCCTGTCCTCTAAAATATTTTGTATCAAATTTTTCCGGCATGATGCTTTCCTCTTTATGAGATGCTGTTAGTGTTTGGCCCTACATCGACGTGCTGTAATGTCCAGGCGTAGGGTTTATCTAATTGTCGTGATTGATGCGATGCGGTTATGTTGAGCGACATGCCAGGCACGTTTGACCTCAAAAATTCTTTTACTTCTTCGATTATTTTTACTTCTTCGCCGAAAACATCTAGCCCGGTAGCGCGTTCGTCACATTTAATTTTGCCAGCCAAAATAAAACGCTGCGTGGCCTCTTTGGCAATCATACCGGGGTTGTTGCTGTAGTCGCTTTCGCCAGAGGAAAGGACAACGATGATTCCTTCGCCAAGCTCCTGCCTATCATAATCGTCGTAATTCCGCAGGTCTGCGAATTTGATATGACGCGCAGGCAGGGCCGCGGTTAATGCGGCAACAAAAGCAGTGGTTCTTTCGCCGATATGATGAATGTTCTTTGTGATCATGACGCAAACGCCAGGGTGTTATCGATGGCCATCTCGATGAGTTCATCAGCACGGGCTGATTTTTCTTCTAGCGTTGGCGCTAAAAAAGGTTGCGCTTTAGTGCCGTTCATCGCTATTTTGCGGGCGAATAGCCACGCGAGGTCTTCCTGGTCCATCTCTGGGTCATTCGGTGTAATATTTTTGACTTTTATCCAGTCTAATAAACTACGAATTGGCGGCAGGTTGCCTTGTGCTTTTTTCGTTGGGCCGTAGATGCCAGTGCCCTCTTCAACGGCGCGGGCATAGTCTGCATTGGCCCGCACAACACCCTCAAATGGCGATATCTGCTCAGGGATAATCGAGTTAGTGAGCGTCGACATCGCTTTAGGGGCTTTAAGCTTTGCGGTAACGGCCATCTCTGCGATGATGCGGCCAATGGCCTTATCCATCTCTTTAATGAGCAGTTCTGGCGCGTTAGCGATCGCTTTTACAAAACGCTGGTTAGATGCAAAGAATTCAAGCATGCGCCATGCCTTTAAATAGTCTCAACAGTTGATCTGCGAGTGCTGCCGGTGTGCCGTTTTTTGGCATACCGGTGATCCCCTCACCGCTGAGTGATACTGGCTTTATTGCCTGGCTAGTGGCCAGCTCCTGCATTGCCTGTGCGGTGGCACGGATTAATAACAGCGAGCGATCAAACGGGTTGATGGTCGTGCCAGCGGCATCATCATCAATTATATGAGCTGCAAAATAATGAAATTGATAGCGACTGCCGAGGTCTGCGATTTGTGACGCCGTTGGTACTGGTATTAGATTAATCTGCTGTTCCGCACCCCCATTTACTGGGAAAATTCGAGGCAGGTTAGCGGGGTAGTTGCTATCCCAGTGATTTCTGGTTTGCTGCTCATGCAGGCCCCACAGAGGTGTTTTGGGTAATATCATATTAGCAGGGGCAGGGTAGGTCATTTGCCCAGCCACAAGCGTTAGCTCGCCCATAATTGTGCGTTCACGTACGCGCCCGAGGTCAAAAGCAGCAACCGCAAGGTGGTTTTCAAATTCGTCCTGGCGCTCAAATTTTGCGGCCGCGCTGCCCAGCATTGATTTCAGGCTGGTGACGAGATCGGCTTTTGACATTGAGTTAGACACTATCGAGCCTCAAGATCTCGATCAATGATTTTGTCGATTTTGCGGATAATCACATTAAACTGCTCTTTAATGTCTTGCTGTTGACGCAACATTGTTACGTCCTGTCGATTATCATTTTGCTCTAATAGAGCAAGCCTTTTATCCATATGACCTGCCCAGGCGAAAATACTGCCCGCAAGAATCAACGTGCTAACAATATGACTAATACTCACTTTCTTTTCGAGATGCCAGCCACTCATATTATTTCTCCGCCAGCCGATTTTGCAATTCGGTTTTTCGCGCTGAACCACGTGATGAGCCTAAAAAATAATCTTTAGATGCCAGCACCAATGCAAAGAGTACTCCCAACGAAATATCCAGCATGCGTACTGCCTGGTCTGGCACGTCAGGCAGCGCGCTGAAGGCCAGGCCGAACTGAGCAGACAAAACAGCGGCGAACATGATCGTATAAAAGTAAGCAAGCACGACCGCCGTTGTGTTGTTTGCACCCATTATTTTTCGCCTTTATCCGCGATTTCGTTTGAGCGTGCCAGGCGTTCTTCGGTGATTGCAGCAATGACACCGATGCGGTTTTTGCTGGATTCTTCCCCTTGCTCCAACCTATCCAGATCTTCTGTAGTTATAACAGCGCTGCCGTCTTCATTTCGGCCCTGAATCGCTTTAGTTATTTCGACTACGGATGATTTTAGAATAGTTAAAAACGGATCTAATTTTTTTTCTTCTTTCTTTTTCGATTTCTCTTTTTTAAGATAAAGCGGAATGTGATCTTCGTCCACTTCTCGGGTTTCGCCTGGACCAATTGTTTTACTGCCGACAGTTAAATATTTCGGTGTCGGATTTTTGAACGCAACTATTTTACCCATCGTTTTATCTCCCAATTAAACCAGCCGCTTTTTAAAGCGGTTGATGGTTGTTTTTATCGTGCACTGGCACTGTAAGCGATAAGAGATGTGAGACGGTTACGAATTGGCACAGGGACTTTAATAGAGCTGTATTCTTCGCCGTAAGCCTGCCGTTGTCCGGTAGGCACACCATTACTATTTGTTACCTCAAAAGGCTGCCCCGTCATAAATGGTTTTGCAACGGTATAAGCCAATGTTCCGCGCTCACCAATTATTACCCGCTGATCGCCGAGGCTGATGCCCGGAGCATTGGTCGAGTATGCAGCAATACTCTTTATCCGCTCTAAATCACCCATGTTGTCGGTATCGGTACCGCTTTTTTGAGAATTGACCTCGAACTGCCTCGCATTAGTAAATGTGTTATTTAATGTATTAGACATTAGTGCAAAATCTGGCGTAACAAAACGGTCATCAGCCATCATCGCTTTACGAGCACCGAAAGCCCGCAGTAAACCATTTAAATGAAAGTCCAGATCAGCCGCGCCGTTATCGAGGTCAAATTTAACAACATTAGTGGCATAACTATAACTAATATCATCTGCACCAGCAGAGTTCGGCGGTGTTGCCGGTACGCCTGCTTCTGTTACAAACTGGATATAACCCATGTTGTAGTTAGTGACTCGATAATAGGTGCCAGCCGCTTGATTACCTGTCCCGTCATGTTGATTGATTGCTGTGCCGTTTAGTCTGACTGTAATTGTGTTTTCTGCCAGGCCTA